AATCTCAATGGCTACATTAGAAGCAGGAGCAGTGTTAAATGTAAGTGTTGTTCCTGCGGCATTTAATGTAAAAGCTGTTGAAGCTACACCTGCTAGGGTAATTACCAAGTCTGCTGTACTTCTATAACTAAAAGGTATAGAATACGCTGTTGTACTACCGTTACCAGTATATCTTACAAAACTGTTTGCCATTTAATTCCTTAATTTAATTTGTTTTATCTAAAAGGGGTACTTTATAACCCTAAAAGTATATTTAAAGCCTTATTAGCTTTTTCTACTTCATCTTTCTTGAAAGACCCTCTTTTTATTCGTTCCTGTATAATCTGTGGGAACTCTTTTAACATCTTTGCTTTAGCTAAATTTTCTGCCGCATTGACATAATTTAAGATAATATTTTGTCTCATATCCTCACCTAACACTTTATTGTTTGGCATACGATACAACACGCTAGTTTTATCCATTACTAACATTTCTACAATATCTTTTAATTTATATTCTTTTCCATCTGAATATCTAATTTTTACTGTACCTACAAGCTCTCTCATTCTGTCATAAGCTGTTTGACCTGTTTCTTTATTTTTAATATTTCTTAAATCTATTCCTGATTTTCTATCTATTTTATCAGGTGCTCTATAATCAAAATCTCTACCTTCAAAGAATTTAGATATTTCAGGGTGTGACCATTGTGTCATAGCAAAAGGTGAAGACCACAATCCTGACCTTTTTCCAAGACCAAATAACCAACCATTTTTTCTATTAACTACTTCACCTAACATATTACGTCTAGGCATAATGCTATTTTTATCTACTATTTGTGGAAATAATACTTTTAATCTATCAGATAATGTTAATAATTCTTTTTGCTCGTCCATTTCTACTCTGCTTAAATATCGTAATCCACCTGACAATGGAAAGAATTTGTATAATGTTCTTGCAAATATAGAAGTACCTACTCTATCTGGTGCTCTACTTCTTGAAAAGTCATCACTAAACATAAAATTTGCTGTTTCTATAATATTTTTTAAATAAAATTTAGATTGTATATTTCTAGTTAAAGTAGCTACTACACCCATAGATAATTCTAACATAGTATTTTCTGCTTCACTAGGTAAATCTTCATTAGTTTCTAAATGTTTATTTATTAATTCATACATATCTGCCATAATTAAAAAGGGCATCATAACTGGGTCAAGTCTATTTACAGACACATACCTTCCATCATTTGTTTTATATGAGTAAGGTTGCCAACCAGTTAAATTTTCTCTTTCTCTATTTTCTTTATAATCTCTTGAACCACCACTTGTAAATTTACCTGCTTTTACAGCAAAGAAAGCTGAAGTCCATAACGCCATACCCATTTGCATACGTGCATTAGCTTCAGCCGCCGCTTCTGGGTTTAAATATTTACCATCTTTACCCTTCATTAATGAATGTCTTACAGACACAATGCTTTTTCTTACTAATGGTAACTGTTCAAAATTCCATTTTAACAAGTTAGAAGGTGTATTAATAAAGTGTAATCCTAATGCTCTTGACCATTTATGTTTTGAAGTCCAACTTAAAACTGCACCTGTAGCACCTTGTTCTGTTTTACCAGTTTTAGGATTAATAGAAAAAGCAGATTGAGTATATGTACCCTCTCTTGCATATTGTAAAGGGTCATTAACTTCTAATCTATTGACATCAAGAATACCTGAAGAAGCACTTATATCTGCTGTAGGTATTGCTTCTCCTATTCCTCTTTCATATTCACTTGCTATTTCTTTAAATCTTTTTCTATAACCATCTTTATCTAGTTTACTAAACAAAGGTAATGAGCCTGTTTCTTTTCTTATTTGAGAATGTATTTGTGATGTTCTTCTTGCCTTATACATCATAGTTTTTAGAAATTCATCACCTGCTGTTAAAAATCTCATAGGTGTGCTTGTAGCATAAGCAAGAGGATTGACTACCATTTTTTGTAAACCTTTACCTACTAAACCTAATGGCTCTGTAAGCAATTCACCTGAAGCATTAATAAATTGTTGCAACTGTCCTTGACGCATTGCATTGTCAAATTTCATTTGTTTACTATCTATAATACCTCTACCTAAATAAAAACTTTTACCAAACTGTTTAAAAGCATGAGCTAAATAAACATATTGCATTATATATGTGTCCATAGCTTCTATTGCTAATGTTCCTGCTCTTTGTCTGTCTGATACAGATAAGTTAGCGGCTCTTACTAACATAATAAAAGGTTTCCACTGTGTCTGTACTAAACCTGATACAATGTTAATTATGTGTGTATCTGGTGAAGATAGTAAGTTATTGTTAATAAATTCATTTACTAAATCCCAACTACCGACTTTACGTGCATGTTGTAGTGCTAAAATAACTTGTTCATCATTATCTAATTTAGCTAACGCTTTGTAAAATTCTTTTGGATTTGTTTCTCTTAAATTCTTTAATTTAGGGTCTTCAGGGTTAAGGACTAACTCTGCCGCTCTTTGTGCATCTTTGTTTATTTGTTGAAATCTTTGAGCTCTTGCAACATTTTGTGTCATTTCTTTTTGATTGATTAAAACATCATCAACCATTTTTCTTCTAATTTCTAATTCTTTTAATATTTTTCTTTCTTCAGTAGGTGTAATGTTTTCTTTATGTAACTGATTAGATAGTTTAATCATGTCATCAGTTTGTTTTGCCATTAAATCACCATGAGCTAATATTTCAGCATATAATTGTCTATCTGCTTTTGCTCTTGACTTACCTAATTTAATTACTTCATCAGGATTTAATCCTAAAATTCTAGCTTGTTCTTCTACTTCTTTAACAGTAACTACTTTTTTATCTATAGTACCATCAGCTAATAATCTATCTGCTGTATTTTTTAAATACATAGCTAATGATTTTGGATTGTATTTAGTATAATTTAATAATTCTTTAGGTGGTTTTGATGTACCATCAATTCGTATTTCTCTTAATTTTTTAATTTGTGCATCAATATCTTTACCATCTAATTTACTTCTTACTTCAATATCATCAATTTCTGCATCAGTTAAATTTTTGTAATATGATTTTTTATCTTTTTTTGTAGACAAATCTGCAAACAATCTTTTTCCTGTTATTGTGCTTCTACCATAGTTGTGTAAATCTTCTAAGTTTTTAATAGCAGTATTTTTCATCTGTCTACTACCTAGCTTAAATCCAACATAAGAAAATGCACCACCAAACACAGTACCAAATCCAAATCCTGCCGCAGTAGAAAATGCCATTTGTTTTAATGAAAACTCATCTTGTACGCCTGTATTAATAGCTGTAGTTTGTAACATAGCATCTTGACCAGTTGCAATACCTGCACCTATCACACCTTCGTATAATGCACCTTTTTTAATAGCTTGACCCATAGCTGATTTTTGTGCTTCTTTTTGTGCCTGTAATAAAACTTTTTTAGAAACTTCTTTAGCTATCTTACCTTTTAATGCTTCTTTTAATGCTAGTTTGTATGATTGTTTTGCCGCTTGACCACCAATACCAAATCCAATTAAATTAACTGGGTCTAATATCATAGCACCACCATTGTCTACTAACCAATCACCAAAACTTCTATTAGGGTCATTCCAAAAAGAAGGTAATTGTTCATAAGTTTGTTGTATGTAAGCAAACTCTTGTAATTTATCTGTGCCATCTGTCATAGCATTTGACATATCCATACCCATAGATACAGAGTTATTGTTTCTCCATGACCTATCTTCATAAAAATATTCTAATAAATCTGCATGAGACATACTATTAAATTTAAGTTGCTCACCTTCTCTGTGTCCATAATAACTTTTTAATGTAGTAAAAAACTTTTCTGTTTGTATTTCTTCTAAAGCTAATTCAGCATTTTTTGCTTTTCTTAATTTTTTTTCTTGTTGTTCTTCTACATTAACTGTGTTACCAAATATAGTAATTTCACCTATTTGGTTTTCTTCAGCGTTATCTTTTAAAACGCTATAATCTGTCATGTATTAAACTCCTTAATTATTTTGAACTGCAATTTGTTTTAATATCTCTAAAAGATATTCATTAGTTACACCAAGAGATTGTGAAACAGGTGTTAAAATACCATCAATATTTTGATTTTCAAATATGTAATCTATAAAATCTTGATTTATTTCTACACCTTCAAACACTGTTGGTAAAATAGATGTTGCAAAATCTTTGATTTGTTTAGTATTAAATTCTGCTTCTTCATCTTTAAATACATTTACTGTATCTAAGACACTACTTTCATAAGCAGGTAACTCTGATTTAGATGTATTAATTTGAGATACAATACTTTCTATATTACTTTCAATATTTGAAATATTTGTTTGTGTATCAGTTTTGTATTTTTCTTCTGCTTCTTTTTCTTTCTTTTTATTTTCTTTAGCTTCTTCAAAAGGTATTAAACTTTTTGGGTCAGCTACATTATCACTTCTATAAGTTTCAATAACATACTTACCTAACTCTGTTATCATTTTTCTTCTTTCTTCAGGTTTAGGTTTTCTACCATTTGTTTGTTCAAAATCAGCTTCCCAATTTAATATTTCATTTTTAATAAAATTGTCTGCATTAAATGATGCAAATTTTGCATTAGGATTTGGTAATCCACTAGCATCAGGTTTAAATGATTCTTCTACACCTTTTAATATTTTAGACATACTTCCTGTATATGTAGCGTCAGATAAATAAATAGGAGCACTTCCTGTTTCTTTAGCTTTGCTATATTGATTCCATCTAATATTAGCTGTTCCTAATGCTGATTCAGGTATACCTCTTGCTAACATTTCTTCAATCATTTCT